TCACATTTGCTACCAAAGTTCTTTAGTGCGTATTTTTTTTCGATTGACTAAGAGTTAAAAAAAGTTAGTCAACATTCCGCACCAACAAAAAAAAACCCCAAAGTATGTTTCGGAGGAAAAAAAAGGGGTTTCGAAGCAAGCGCAAGCGAACATTAGGGAAGCGCAAGAAGCGTACACGTCGAACCTTTCGGAGACGGAAGATGAATCCACGGACAGCTCTCCCTGGGAATTCTCGGATAGTGAAGATGAAGTGGGTGAGCGGGCTGAGCCTCGATCCAACAACAAGCGGCTTCGCCTCTCAAGTCTATCGCTGCAACGACATCCTCGATCCCGATGGACTCGCCGGTTCGCACCAACCAATGGGGTACAACCAGTGGAACAACTTTTACAATACGTGGACCGTCGTGGGTGCGAAGATCAAGCTCTCGGGAGCGATATTTCAGACGACAGCGGCGTCGAATGGCCTATACGGAATTCTACTCCAGAATGACGCTACTCCCGTCGCGACCAGTCCGCATACCCTGGTGGAACAAGGAAAATGTCCTTGGAGAATTATACAAACGATCACGAATGGCAATGTTCCGCGAACGCTCACACAACGATACTCCATGCGAAAGTGGCGAGGATACGCAACCATCCGGGACAACCTTACTCCTGAAAATTCTGGCGTATTCGCTAGCTCTGGTGTTACTGCGGCTGGTCCGACCTTTCTAACTCACTTCGTGGTATGGGCATCAAGCATGGATCAACTCGGTTCGGATCCTCCTGCGTTTAAGTTTATGGTAAGCATTGAGTACATGGTTCTGTTGACCGACCCGGTCGAAATGGCTGCGAGTTAATAAAATTTTAATCTATTGGTTTTCTTGTGCATTACACCGTGCATACACCGTGCATACACCGTGCATGCATCGAACCTCCATCCATAATAGGCCCCCGAGGGCGATCGGAGTGTGTATTCTTTTTAAAGGTTACGGGCGCCAGCCTGTGAACTAATTTGCATCTCCGCACCATTCGAGGTACTCACTGACCGGAGGGAATGCCCCGGCGGCAGCCTCCCCCATGTCGTCTCCGTCCCGGACGGTAGCGGTATATCTATCGGAAAAGTGTAAAATAAAAGTGATCCGTCGGAGTAGCTGCTGGATGTCCTCCTCGGTACGGCCTTCCCAGGTCGATCGTGGATGTAACGGAGAGGTAATATATATGCGTTCCATGCAGAGTGGTAGGTATGCTCCTTTGATCGGAACGCGGAGTGGATACTTGTCGAATAGTCGGAGGAGTTCGTGGAACTTACAAAAATCGCGCCTGTAGTCGTCGATGATCACCGTCTTATGACCGTCATAACCATCCCACCATTGATTCGTGGCATTGCAGACATATGCATCTTCACCGGCTTCCATGTGAGCAGTGTGAGATTTCCCCGTTCCCGTCGGACCATAGTACCAGTGGACTTCCATGTTATCCCGAGTCGGGGGACGTATGTAAGTAAAAATAACTTTTGCGACTTGTAGCTGCTGGTAGCTGGTCGCTTCGTCTATGACGGCCCGCATGCTCTTTTTCTCTTCGCAGATTTCTTTGATCTTCTGCAGATCTGTCCGAGCACCTTGTCTCGGTCGTTTACCGTATTCGACCACGTCGTCAGCGTCTTTGCTGCAGTACCGTGCGTTGGCGTCTGCACCGGCATACCATGGTTCTAGGTGTATTGTCTGACTGTTCAAACCATCTTTGATTTGCTGCATCGTTAACTTCGATGCGGAGTAGAGTGCCCCTTGTAAGTGCGGTCGACCGGTTGTCGGACAGACTTCCCGACCATATATCATCCACTGCACAAATCCACATGTTTTCCAGCGTTCGTGGTATTTGTCGATCTTTTCGTACTGCGTGAACGCCCACCCTCGGCACTGATGTGATCGAGGCATGTTTTCGTAAAGGTTACGAAAAAAAAAGTTGCCAATATAGTATTACTTGGCAACTTCTGGTTCAAATCACCTCTGGTTCACATTTGCTACCAAAGTTCTTTAGTGCGTATTTTTTTTCGATTGACTAAGAGTTAAAAAAAGTTAGTCAACATTCCGCACCAACAAAAAAAAACCCCAAAGTATGTTTCGGAGGAAAAA